GCTCATGTACTTTAGATTAATAATTCCAGGATGCCATGCATCAGTAAAAAGAAAGTGATCACCAGAGTTAACTCTACCATCGCAAAACAATCTCCCCATCTGTTCGACTTGGCGGGCTTTGTATATGTTAGTACCGCCGAAATTAAGAAAAGCGCCAGGGGTAGTAGCACTTGGTATATCATTTGGTCCGCTAATAATGTGTACATCATGTCCTTTTCCTTTTAATAATGCAGGAATGTGTTTTTTCCACTCTCCAGTATATCGAGTTTCAACTGCCTCTAAATCAACTAAAAAGATCATATATTCACCATTTGAATAGGCCTTGTTTGATTGTAACGAATAAAGCTGCCGTTTTCGTTATCTTCACTAACTTCAATCCAAACATCACGACCTGGATATTTTGCTTCAATCTGTGCGTATAGTGTATCAGATATCATTTCGCAACTGCTATTATTTAGGTCAATGGTACCGTCTGCATATAAACTTTCACACCAACGTTTAAACTGTATAAATTCAATATCTCTGTCGTCGTGAAATACTTGTATAGTTACCTTAAAATGGAATATATGGCGATGTGGATACCCTAAAAAACTAACGTCTGCTAGATTAGGATCTTCTAGTGCTGCCGGATATTTATGGATACCTTCCTTTTGAAAGGTCACCCAAATCATTTTTTTAGCAGCCTGCACTATTTGTTCTGATCTATTCACGATGCTTCAATCCTTCAATAGTAACAATCTTAGCTAGCTCTTGGCCAAGATCTCTTTCATCTGTAATGATATATAATCTGCTACCGCCGTTATCTTTTTTTCTGCTGTAGAAATAACTTTCTACTATAGTTCCACCTTCTGCACGCAAGATACGTAAATTAAAACCTTGTGTTTCAAAAGTATTAGGATGATAACCAGAAGATACTTCAACTAACGTATCATCATAATCGTCTTTGTTTAACCAATTGTTGACCCACCGTCTTAAGAATTTCATTTTATGATATTATCCTTTCCATATTGATCCCAATCGGTAAACTTATTCTCATCTAAAAGAGTATTTAGGCGATGACACCAAACACCAGGATTTGTTGCCGCAAAGTCTATATCGTCAATCTTTATTGTAGCATTATATCCAAGTTGTGTCAAGTATGGAATCTTTACACTAATCTGCGGAATAAAACGTCTGTGTCCAATAACAGGCATTTCAAGTACACCTTGTACTACACTAACATCAAAGTCTAAGGTACACCAGAGATCTGCATCTAAACATTGATCAATCATACGTTCCCAAGGTCGCCACGCATCTGCATCGTCTGTTTGAAGTGTAGGAAAACTTTGATTAGCACCGAAGTAGATATGTGTACATTCTTTTTCTGCAGCCAGTTTAATAATGTCAACTGAATTTTGCACACCCACTACAAATAGTGTTTTCATACCGTATGCTGGGGTGTGTTCAATCTCAACACCTGTAAAGAATGTTATACCTGTTGCTTCGCCTGTGTCGTAATCACGCTTCATTATTTGCCTTTAGTTGGTGTATTTCTTCTATTACATTATTTCTTTCTTGCTTGATTTTTGAAAGACCAGCATCATCTAAAAAATGGCTGTATTTACTAGCAATCTTTTTTTCAACATCAATAAGAACTCTTTCGAGATAGTTTAATCTTTCTGTTGTCATTTAGTCACCAATTAGTTCTTGTTCAAGATTTTTTAATTCATCATCATCTGGATTAGCAAAGTCAATCTCATCTTGACGGATTTCTTCAACTTCAAATAAATTACCAAATGTGTTTTGTGCAGGACCACCTTGTAATCGTGAACCTTCTAGTGTTTTTAAGAAACCGCTAGCATCACTAATAAGTTGGAACGCTTCGTCTTTAGTTTTAGTATTAAACAATTCTTCAACAAATGTAGAAAAGTATAAGATTCTGTTAGGAACCCAATCACTAAATTCAATTTCTTTTTTGCCTTCGATTGATTTATGACGCCAGTCTGGTTTAAATTTAGCTGTTTCAATATCCATTAATTGCTGAGCACGTTGCACTGCTACAATGTGACATTCAACATTATGCCCCATCATTAAAGCATAGGCAAAACTATCCCAACTTGTTTTATTAGGAATCTTGCCTAATTTGTTAAGTTTAGGAACTTGATGATAATGTTCAGGGTTAAGATGATCAAACTTAGTACCATTAAGTTCAGCATCAGTTTTTCTAACACCATAATCATAATACGCAATATCGCCCATTGTTAATCGACTAGCTATTTCACTAGCAAACGGAAATGGAATGTCTGACTTAGCAAGTGCTTTATTATCCGGAGCCTTGTCCATAATCACCGACCAACGTTTATTAGTGTGAACAGCATTGGTATAAACAAGTCCGTGAGCAGTAGCAATAAACGGACTTGCACAGTCAAAGCTGATTGTAATCTCTGGATTAATATGCTTTCTGATCTGGCGTTGAATAAGAGTTAAGTAACATGACCAATCTAATTGTGCGGTACCCAAGAAGTGCATCCAGTTCTTGCCTTCTAATAGACCGTCTTCACGCAAGGTCATTAAGCGTTTAAGAGTGATGTCCATCTTACACATATTAGCACCACCCATGGCCCAGCCTTCTGCTTCTTTACCAGCATACTTGCCTTTAGGATCAGAGAACTCTTTAACACCATCGTACCAACGTTCTGCTGTATCCCAGTCTGAACCTTGTAGAACGTTTAACCATTTAGTTTGTCCTAACCGATTATTCAAGAAATAATCATTGTTAAACTGTGTCTTTTCTAAACAGTCTTCAAATGTTTTCAAACCAGTCTTTGGACTATGGATATGATCGCAGGCCCAAGTCGGAACGTCTAACATCATAGACCAATCAGCAGTTACTTCTAACCATTCGAGAATCTTTTTACGAGTCTTGTTTGCTTCAGGCCCTTCAAAGTTCAACCAGTCAAACTTAAGAACACCCTTACCAATTTGGTATCCACCGGAGTCACCAACAATAGTTGTAGCACCACGATCACGTTGTTGAATCATTGATTCTTGTGTTTGTGCTTTAACAACGTCAAGTTGTGCGTGACCTGCTGAATACAAACCGTATTTGTAAGTAAAGTACCCTTGCTCTGGATTTAAAAAGTTCATACCTTCAATGCCACGATCAAATCCTTCGGGAATACGATCGATTGGTACAAACTCTTCTAATCGCTGTTTAGCGACATAGGTACTATAAAAAGAACTGATCGCAGGGAGGTAAACTGCGTAGTCTTTTTGTAGTGGTGTTAAATTGACTGGTGCTTTCATATTAGGCTGCCTGTGCTGGAATAATATATTTGTAAGTTGCTAGTCCGCTATCTAATGTAATTTGAATAGCACCTTCATTTGACAATGACATTTTAGTGTTGTTCACGTCTGCAATTTTCAAGATGCTTAAAATTGGTAGTACTGGCCAAGTCCAACCACGATCTAATTTACCTTCAATATTTTGTGCAAAAATAAATTCACCACCGTGTGTACTTGCGTCACCAAAGATAAACTTCAAGTTGCCACCATCTGTTTTTGCTAAGAATGTTGGATGTTCATTGTTAGCACCTGCTTGGAAATTGAAACGTTGTACTGCCGCCATGCTTGGAGTAATTTCAACATCCCACTTAACACCGCGAAACTTTACGGTTTTCATCTTTTCGTTAATGATTTCTGTTGACATGAAACGATAATCGTTTTTAAAGTCGCCGTCTTTGTTTTCAAAATGGATACCTACAGGTACTGTTTCGCCATTACGTTCTGCACTAGTAATAGTAATTTTTGCGTTTTCTTTATATTCGCTGCCATCTAACAGATATTTTAATTTCTGTAGTTGTGGCATACCGAATGTGCCAATCATTTCTGCGTATGGATTAGCAGTCTCTGCCTCCATAATAACTGAACGGTCATCTGCCATTGAGTTGATTGTTGTGCCTTCTGCTGTGCCTGATACTTTAACTGTAGTTAAAAACCCTAAGTTTTGTGTGTGACTAACGATATCTGATAAAATGTCTTTCATTTGAATTGCCTCCATGTATATACTACTATTATATTTAGGTTTTGTGTAAAAGTCAACGATATTTTACTCAAAATCAAACAACTTGTTAAAATTATTATCACTCCGTGTGCGACTAATATCCCATTCAAGAACCCCAATTAAGTTCTCTAATTTTTCATCGATGACTGTTGCCTCCATTTCAGCATCGTCAAAAGGCAAATCTTTAAACCACTGCGGTAAGCGTAGTTCATCTACCGGATATGCTACTGAAGTGTACCCCATGGCATTTTGTTTAACTTTACAAACGATAACTTTAGCACCGTCAGTGATAGTCACAGAATATTTGTCATCCATCATACGCTTTAACGTGTTCCAGTTAAGACTAGCTCGAACATGTCCGGGCATGTTAGTCTTACCTGCTTTCTTTTCTTTACTAGCGTATTCAGAAATATTATTGGCACGTTTAGGACTACCTTTCTCCCAACCTGGACGTGTTTTAAATTCTGTACGGAAATCGGTGATATATTCTAACACTTCTTCTTTTGAAGCACCAGTTAACACCATTTCAAGGACAGCACTTAAGAAATCTTGGATGACTACAGGAGTATCTGATCTTTTTAAGTCGAGCCCCATGGCTTTAATTTTGCCTGGTTTACCATCAATATCGAAACGTTTTCCTTCTTTGTCGTAATAGAGGACTGCGTATCGCTTTTTGGTAATGAATAGCCCTTTGGAAGCAACAATCTCGCGACCTGCTTTGATAACCTCACCTCTGGTTTTTGGACAGTGGAAGGCATCTTGCATGAATTTAACAAAAGTTCCATTTACTTCGTCACCTATTGTATCATATAATTCGGTTATGTTTTCTTTTGACCAAGGTATATTGCCTTTTTCGATGTCGTTACGTAATGTAGTGTATGCCGAAAAATAACACGAGTCTGTATCGCCATATATAACTGCCTTACCTATGTGATTATATTCACCTGTGATAATTTCATTTACCTTACTGGCCATATGTTTGGCTACTTGACGCCCAGTAAGGGTGGTAGACTGACCAATTCTGTTATCAAAGAACCGACAACCAGGGTTAAGAATAGCACCATATAGACTGTTTAACAGAATTTTCTTGACCAACTGTCGCTTGTCCCAGTATTCTTCTTGAATTTTATTGCCTGCCTGGATACATTCTTTGAGTTTGGTCTGCATATCTTTACGTTCTGCATACCAACGTTTGAGCAATCCTGGGATAATACCTTCTGTTTCATAGGTAAAGATAGTACCGTTAGCACTGATCATCCATGGTTGATTATTTTCAAAAATTAGATCATAGACCTGCGATGCACTTAATACATCACTACCACCACCTTCCCAGTCAATGGTGATTTCACGTCCAACTTCTCGATCCATAACTGAGGTATATTCCAAACTACCAAAAATACCTTCCCATGCACTTGCAAACGATTTACCCTTGGCCATTTCTGCTTCAAGATGAGCCTTGGTACCTTCTGGGCGTAATTGTCCAACAATGGTCTCTGGACCCATGTTCAAAGCCCGAATAGCACTAGGATAGAGACTATTAATGTCAAGAGAGCCAATCCACTCATGTATACCTTTCTTTGGATATGCAACATACGCACCTGCTGCTTGGGTGTCGGTGTGCTCTTCCATTTTGCGTCGATTAGGAACAATCATCCCACGTCGATGCGCTTCATTAATAATAGCCTGCTCAGTTACAGCAACAGCACCCATAGTTGTTTGGAGTAAAACTGTATTTTCGTGCGCAATTGTATTGGCAAGGTCTAAAAATTTAAGTTTTTTATCTAGATCATCGAGTAGCATTGTATCGTTTCTGTTATACTCGATGAATTTTTTAAAGTCATTATTGTATAATTGATCTAATGTACCTTCATATTGTGTTTTAGTTTTACCTAACTCATATTCAGCAATAGCATCTAATCGATATGTATGTCTTTCTTCATAGGTGTATTTTCGATATAACTCCAAACTATCCATATGAACACGGCCAATAAAATCGTAGGTTACAGAAGTCTTACCATATTTTTCATATTCACGTTTCTTAGGATATTGGTTCCATAAGCAAAAGCGTCGAGTATCTTCTTTTGACAGAACCTTGGTAACACGATTAACAGTATATGGAATATCGAAGCCTTCGCTGTTCCAACCACTTAACACATCTGCATCTTCAATTAGATTAAGGAAAGTATCTAACATCTCTCCTTCTGTTTCAAACAACATAGTATTTGGAAACTCTTCAATTTGACGTTGTGCTTCCTCCATAGATAATGTTTTTGGAGGAAGTGCAAGACATACCAAGGTATCTAACCATTGTAGGTGAACAGCGATAGCAGTGATTGGCATAAACGCATCGTCTGGACTAGCGTAGCCTCGTTCTGGGTCAAAGTCGACCTCAATATCGAAGAATGCTATATTTAATTTTGGAGCATCAACATTTAGATAGTTGTCTTCTAAACAACGATAGATTGGATTGATATCGCTTTCATGAAGTTTTTTATTATTATGAATAGCGAGTTCTTTTCTTAATTCTTTGATATTTTTGCAGGTTACACGAGTAAGAGGCTCGCCTTTGATGCTTTGATGTTTACCTTTTGGATCTGCAAAATAGAAAATATGCCTTGGGGTATATTCTTTGTAGTGCCGTTGACCATTTTCACCACGTTCAACGATACGGATAATATCTTGCTCTCTATCATAGAAAGCATCTACGTAACTCATTTATTCTCCTTATGCGACTTCCGGCTCGCAAATACCAAAATGATCATTTGTGGCTGATCAAACCTTACTCACTGATTACTTAGCATCCTAATTAGGCCTAAAGTATCTATCGTGACAAGTAATAGATAATTGGCCAACATACCAAAAGACCCACGGCTATAAGAAGCCCAGCCGTACATAACACACCCAATAATCCATATAGGATAAAGAATAATAAGAGGAGGGTTAGGAACGGTGAGTGCCATAGTAATAGAACACCCAATACTAATAAACCAAGCAATAAACTCAATGAAAAACCTAAAAGGATAAGTCCTATAGTCTGTTTTAGCCCATTTATATACGTCGACGAAGACATTAGTTATCTGATCCATTACTCGCCTATATTTTTAGTGATACCAAGAATACCTTCTAATTCTTCCCATTCTTCTTCATGTGATTTCCAATCGCCTTTATGCGCAATCTTAATTGCCTTATTAATGATGCTAGGTTTGATTTGTAATTCTTCGGCTACTGATTTAACAGTTTCACGTAGGCCTTCTGAAAGATCTTCTAGTTCACGTAAAACAGTTGAACCTTCTTGGATAAGTTTTTGTAATTTTGCTGCTTCTTCTGGACCATAAATTTTTGCCATGATATTCTCCTATAATCACTATTATATAGTCAACAAAAAAGCCAGTCAATTAAAATTGCTGGCTTTTTGTTATTTTGGTAATATTACTTTTGGTCTTCTGCAAGAACGTCGTACATTTCAAATACACCACCCATTCTTTCATAAACTAGCCCAGCATATACTTCTTGTTTTGTTGATTCTGTAAATTTAGCAGCAGCAACACGTTGAGCCCAAGAAAATAATACTTCATCTTTAGCATCAATACGTTGTTGACCGCCACTTTCTTGAACAAGTTTAACCATGTCTTTGAAAGTTAATTTTCCTTCAACTGATTCTTTAACTGTTTTCTTTTTACCAAAGAATTTTTCTTGTTTAGCACTCATGCCCTTCTTGCCATCTTTCTTGTCGCTGCCTTTTTCAGCAGCAGCTTTTTTCATTGGCTCTTTCTTGTCGCCGTCTTTGTCAACGTCTAAGAAATCTGGTTTGGCAGCTTCTTTCATTGGTTTCTTTTTAGCATCTTTCTTTTCGTCTTTCTTGGCTTCTACCATTTTGGCAAACTTGCCTTTGAAAGCTGTTGTATCGATAGATTCTTTTTTAGCTTTTTTAGATTTTGGTGCGTCTTCGTTGTCGTCTGACTTTTCTTCTTCACCACCGTATTTTTTACCTTTGTGGATAATACCAGTTGCTGTTTTAGTAACTGTGCCGCCTGAAGCAGTTTTTTTAGATTGTCCTACTTCTAATTCTTCTTTAACTTTTTCTTCTTTATCTTTTTTAGCTTCAGCAACGTATGTTGTACGACCACTTAGAACACGCAATTGTGCATCTTCGTTGAGTTGAATAGCTTTTGGAAGCTCTGGAGAAGCAAAGGTCTTGATAGGATCGTCCATGCTTGTAATTTTTTGTACTAGTGATTTAAAGTCCATTTCGTTATTCCTTGGGTTTTAACGGGTCATATTGTATTTATCTCTTAATGGCAGAGCCACCACCAAATATATTGGTGCTTTTCATATCTAGAGCATTTTTAGCTGTTCCGTCAGCATTTTTAGCTTGTACTATTTTAGGCACTTTAGGTGCTTTAGTACCGCTTTTACCTGGAGATCCAGTGTAGCTCTTATTCTTAAGATCCTTGCCGATGGCAAGATGGGGGCTTACAACCGGGGCTATATTGCCTGAGCTTGTAGCACCTGCTGTAGCTGATTCTAAAATATCTTTAATTTTCATAACAGTATATTTATTTCTTTTTACCGCTTTTCATGTTAGCGCACCAATGGGCCATACGTGCTTTTTCACCTGATGAATTTTTAGCAGTTTTGCGTAGACTTGTGACGCTGGCTTTGCAGTTTACACCACTGCGCTTTGCTAGTCCTTTACGCCCTGGTTTTTTACCGTCTGCAAAGTTTTCATACTCTATACTCTCGCCACCTCCACCGCCATCACCACCTGCATCGCCTGCACCGTCTCCGCTGTAACCTACAGCATAACCGTACCCACCATAAGGACCTGGTCCCCATGCTGCCCAACGTGATTTACGTTTTTTACGTTTAGCTTCTGTGATGAATTCAAACGCTCTCATTTTTATCCCCAGGTGCGGCAATAGCACTGCTACCACCTCTATCTTTGCTGACTAATTGCTGCGGATCGTGTTCTTCTTCACCTTTGGCCACACGACGGGCACGTTTAAGTCCGTCTAATATTACTTTAAGGCTGTTCTCGTCTGCTTGATATTTGATACCAATCCCGCCTGCTGCTTCCCATGCTGAGATATTACTACCGCGGTCATCGATCAATACATTAGGCATACCGTTGGCATTTTTAGCATATTTGGCTTTGTTAGGAGTAATGTGTATTTGGTTAGGTTGTGTTGCTAATTCTCTAGCGATCCAACTACGTTTATATTTTGCTGAACCTTCGTGATCTCCACGTAATGGACTTGAGCAAATATTATATCCACCTGCTGCATCTACAGCAATTTGTATTAGTTTATCAGTGGTAGGAAACTTAGGAAGTCTATCAAAGAAATCTGTACCTACCATTTTATCTAATGTAGGATCTGCCTTGGCTGGAGGAATACTGCGATAATCGTGTTTACCATATTTGTTTGCTGGAACACCTGCTAACTTAGCATACTCGTGAAAGAAGTCTGCAAGAACTCCATCCATATCTAGATAGATTTCCATTCCTTCTGGCAATGCTAAATCGCTAGCTCTCATGCGCTAAAAGAACTCCCACACCCACACGTAGTTTGTGCTTGAGGATTTTTAATACTAAATTGACTGCCTTGTAGTGATTCTGTATAATCTACTTCTGCACCTTGTAGATATTGACTACTCATAGCATCAATTAATAAATGTATGCCTTCAAACTCTAGATCAAAATCATCTTCATTTGCGGCTTCTTCAAAGGTAAAGCCATATTGCATACCACTACAGCCACCACCACTAACAAACATTCTTAATTTTAAGTTAGGATTATTTTCTTCTGCGATCAGTTCTTTGATCTTAGCGATAGCACCTGGATTCATTTTAACTAATTGTGGCTGTTCTATTACTGTATTCATTTCTTATCTCCAATTGGCGGTTCACCAGTCATATAAGGTAAACTAAACCATAATTGAAACCACTCTGGGGTTCCTGGTTTAATGTTATGCTCCTTTTCTAATTTCTGCTTTTCATTACCGGTAATGCTGATATTACTACCACCATAAGGTTGTAATCCTTTAAATTCCGTAATGCCTGCTAATTTTTTTAGTTCGTCTAATTCCATTAGTTTGCTTTGGCTAATTCTGGATCTAGATTAGCAATACCTTTCATCTGAGCATATTTTACTAGATCTTCGTGACGCAAAGGGCCAATACTGTTAATTGATTTGCGATCAGGCATACCTAGTTTAATCCAGATTTTTAAATCTTGTGGAGACATTTTATCGTATGGAGTCCAATCTACATTGAACTGCTTGCCATCGTCACTTTTTACAGCATGGAATGTTTTACGATTGTCTTCTTCTCTTTCGTCGTAGGTATAGTATGTGTATTTGCCAA